GTATACGGCATATCGAAGCCGTCGCTGGTCCAACCACTTAAAATATCTGCATCTTGAATTAGTTCTAAGAACATATCGAGCATTTCTGATTCTTTTGCAAATAGATATGTATTAGGAAATTCAGCAACAGCTTCCTTAGCCTGCTCCATAGTCATAGTCTTTGGGGGAACTGCTAAACAGACTAGAGTATCTAACCATTGTAGGTGAACAGCAATCGCAGTGATTGGCATGAACGCATCATCAGGTGATGCATAGCCACGTTCTGGATCAAAGTCCACCTCAATGTCCCAAAATGCTATGTTAAGTTTTGGCGCATCTTGATTGAGATAGTTTTCTGATAAACATGCAAAGATTGGATTAATATCAGCTTCAAATAATTGCTTACTTGAATTGATAGCTTGTTCTTTGCGTAGTTCTTTAGTATTCTTACAAACGATCCTGCTAAGTGGATCTCCGTAAATTGATTGATGCTTGCCCTTAGCATCCTTATAGTAAAACGTGTGCTTGACAGGAATGTCCCTGTATTCACGTTCACCTTTCTTGTTGCGTTCAACAATTTTAATGACGTCGTCATCTCGCTTGAACCAAGCGTCTACATAACTCATATTTTCTCCTATGCAATTTATGGCTTGCAAATACCAAGTGTGCGGATTATGGCCACGCCTACCTTCTAACTATATTTAATTAATTAGCATTCTAATTAGACCAATGGTATCAATAGTGGTCAACAGTATATAGTTAGCCAACATACCAAAAGATTTCCTAGTCCAACTAGCCCAAGCATACAGGGCGCAACCAGTGATCCAAACAGGATACAAAGTAAGAAGCGGTGGGTTTGGGACTGTGAGTGCCATAGTAATCGAGCAACCAATACTGATAGCCCAAGCAAGCAACTCAATAGCAAAGCGAACTCTGTTAGACTTAAAGTCATCCTTAATCCAATCTAGTGTGGGTTTTAGTAAATCATTCATTAGATACGCTTAGTAATGTCCAAGATTGCTTCAATCTCAGCCCAGTCTTCGTTGTGCGCAGACCAATCACCTTTATGGGCAATCTTAATCGCACGATTAATAACGCTTGGCTTAACTTGTAATTCTTCTGCTACTGCCTTAACTGTTTCTTTCAAACCTTCTGATAGGTCTTCAATTTCACGAAGGACAGTTGAGCCTTCACTAATCAATCTTTCCAATTTAGCCTTTTCTTCGGCTCCATAACTACGTCCAGACATGAGTATCTCCTTTGATGTAACATTATACAATAGTTATTGAATAATAGCAAGCTCAAGATTAAAAAGTCGTAAAAAATGGCAGAATAAATCTGCCATTCTTGCTGTGCGTGATTAATTAAGCACCACTTGGGATTTCAGTTGGACCATTTCCTGATTTTAATTTAGGAGCATTCAATCCGGTTGTATTCACTTCCGGCGCTTTGCCAATACTGTCAATTGCAGCTTGAGCATTAGTTAATGCTGTCATAACAGCTGGAGACTCGTCGCCCTCCAATTCTGCCATTGTAGCTCGAATTTGTTTAATTAATTCTTCTTGCTCTGGAGTTGGCCCGGCAGCAACTGCTGGAGTGTCTGCTGGCTTATCTGCTGGCTTATCTGCTGGCTTATCTGCTGGCTTAGCAGCACCGGCACCTTTAGCAATTCTACTTAAATTATCACCTGGCTTAACAGTATATGTTGAACCGTCTGGCATCTTTAATTG